CCTCTGACTACAACGGTGGGGTGCTGTCCCATGTCGCCATCAATCAGGCGATCACGGATATAGGCAGCGCGGTCAAAACGCTGGTGGTCACTCCCGGCACGTACCCCATGAGCAACCATGTCACCGTACCTGTCAACATCACGTTACGGGTGCAGCCGGGGGCGATCATCGACCACACGGCAGGAGTGCTCACCATCAACGGGCCGCTTGACGCGCCGGGGCAGATGTGGCTGGACAATTTCGAGTACCCCAACCTTGTATTTGGGGACAGGATCACCGACGCCTACGTTGATTGGGTGGATGCTGCGGGGGACGGAACCACCGATGACAAGGTACCCCTCCGGGCGCTACTCGAAGCCTGCGCCCATATGGATGTTTACGCCAACGGGTCCAAAACCTACAACCTTCCTACAGGGCTGACGGTAGGTTATCCGACTGCGTTGAAACTGCACGGCAACGGCGCGGTGCTCAAAAGTGCCGTGACTGACGGCAACACGCTGTCGATTGGTGGGTGGGCGGCGAGTTATACCGGCCAATCCATAGCGGTCACAGCGGGGAGTAGCACGTTCACAGTTCCTGGCGGAGTGACTGTTACTGCTGGCGACATGATCCGGCTGACCGCTGGAACCGAGTACGTGCCGGGGTATAAGCGTGGGGTTTTGACCAATGTAGTCAGCGTGAGCGGGAACACTGCAACAATTGACTTTCTCCCCGTCGTAGATTTTACGGCGACCGATGTCGTGGTTTACACCCGCACTGATAACGTCGAAGTCGAGGGTTTTCAGATCGACAACACAGGCTCGACAGAGAACACCAACGGCATCGTTGTTCAGGGGCGCGGTGCGTGGGTCCATGACAACATCGCAACCGGCAGCCAGTACGCCGCAATTGGCGTCCAGACACTCGGCATCGGTAACAAAATCGAGGCAAACGACATATCCGACTACCTCAGTAAAAGCTCAACTGACGGGGGCCGGTACGGGGACGGCATCGGCATTTCGGGCCACAATAATGAGGTGCTGCACAACACCATTGATGACTGCAAACACGGCATTACGGTATCTGTCCGTGAGTTTGCCAGCAATACTACCACGATTCGCGGGAACTCGCTGAGCCAGACCCCTTCCCGATTTGGCGAGACATTCGTTCAGGCGGGGAACACCAAATACCTTTACTCGGGATTGGTCGACGTTCACGGCGATGCTGAGAACGTCGTCATCGACAACAACGAACTGGACGGCGCAGGATTCGCACTGTTCACGATTCGTAACGGCCGGGCTGTGATTACCAACAATCGTGGACGGCTCTGGAACAACACGGCGACCGGCACCGGCATCATCAACATAGGCGAAGAGTCGCTGCGAAGCATGGTTCTGACCGGCAATGACTTTGCTGCGGAGACAGCATCAACCCCGCTCATGTCGGCGGCTGACGGCTCCTGGCTTCAGCAGATTGCTGTTGCATCGCCAGTTTACACCAACGGCGAAGCTATTGACGTGAAGCAGGACGGGACCAATACATTCGCCAACATCCTGACTACCTATGCCTACCCGACGCTTGCGGCTGACACGCTCCCGGTCCCCTGTCAGCCTGGGCAGATCGCAATGGACACCAACGCGACAACGGGAAAGCGGATTTACGGCTGCGAAGCAGGCGGTGTGTGGGCGCTGCAAGGTGATGGTGATACGGTTTACTCCCTTCCCACTGCCTCTGCTGGAACACTTGGTGGCGTGAAGGTGGGCGACAGGCTCTCTATCACAGGCGGCATTTTGAGCGCAGACGTGCAGACCGGAACTGTCATGACCGTAAGGGAGGAGGACGGCTCCCCGACCGGTACACCTTCCACGCTGAAATTCAGCAACGGCTCCGTGACTGACAACGGCGACGGTTCGTTTTCCATCACGAACCCTGGCGGTACCACCGACCATGCCACGCTGTCTAATCTCAGTTACGCCGCTGCCGGTCATACTGGTTTTGAACCAACCATCACGGCGGGAACTACGGCGCAATATCTTAGGGGCGATAAATCGCTTGCTACCTTGAACCAGGCGGCGGTGGCAGGGTTGACTACGACCAGTTCGCCTACATTCACCGCTGCAACGCTTTCCGCGTCTGATACGAGCGGCACATATCTGACTATTGAAAACACGTCGTCCACTTCGGCCAAGTTCATGAACATGAAAATGGTCAACTATGGTGGCACAGTGGGCGGGTTCCCTTCATACCGTTCACTTAACGCTAGGGGGGCTAAGGGGTCACCCACTGCAACCCTTGCAAACGACGCAACGCTCACGTTTCTTGCGTATGGCTACGGGGCAACAGGGGAGAAAACGTCAGGATCATTCAAATTCAACCCCGAAGGCAACTTTAGCGACGCCGACCAGCCGACAGCTTTCATTGTGGAATTGGGGAAAGTCGGGGGCAGTAGTGCATTGACAGAGCGTCTCAAGATAGAAACTGCTGGCGCAATCAGCATCCCAGCCAACGGCTCAGCCACGGGCGGGACTGATCGCCTAAAACTCTGGAACGTAGAGGGCGATTACATACACATCTTGGACGAGGACAGCAACGAGGCTCGCCTTGGCCAGAAAACGCTCTCTCTCGGCGCAGCATCCGGCGGCACGGCAACCATTGAGAGCACCAGCCACGCAACCAAGGGGCTGCTGACAATCGCCAATCCAGTAAGTGTGACCGGCAATGCCACGGCGACCACCTTCACCGGCACCATCCCCGCCGCGACCACCTACGGCGCGACCACGACGATTGACCTGTCCCTTGGTGACTCACCATCGGTGACGCTCACGGGCAGCACTACGTTCGCCTTTACCAACCCTGTAGCGGGGCAGTGGCATCTCCTAGAGGTAATTCAGGATGCTACGGGAGGTCGGCAGTCCACCTGGCCCTCTTCGGGGCTCATCTGCACCTGGAGAAACGCTGACGGCACTACGACCGAGCCGACGCAGGTTACGACCGCCAGCAGCCACAGTTTCTATCTGATTCATACCAAGTCAACCACGGCGGCTGACTGCTTTGCGAGGTAACCGAATGAAACTTTTACTGACCCTTATTCTCCTGCTCATGTCCTCACCGGCATGGGCAGGGGCTGAGATGGCGCTGGCGTTTTTCGGGAAGCAAGATCCAACTATCACTTCAACATTTCTTAGTGGTGATTGGCAAAGCTGGAATCATACCGGTGGTGCTGTGAGTGAAGGTGTGGACGCAAACTCACCCACCGGCTACGCATATTTTCTCAACGGCGGTGGAGGTGACTGGTCTAAAACAGTAGTGACCGGTAGTGGAACTTTCAGTTTATGGGTTAAGGCTGCTACGGACCTGTCATCGACCTGTACTTTTTATGTAGACAGCGAGACTCCTGTTTCTTGTATGCCTGGGTCTCTCAGTACCTATACTGAGTTCTCCCAAGCACTGACCGCAGGCACCCATACTCTGACTATCCACGGAAGTGCTGCTGCCGTTGCAAAACTCAGTATTGACGACATCAGCTACACCGGCACCGGGCAACCTCTCTGGACAACCCAGGGAGCAATCAACGGCATCACGTCAATCTCCGACTCGGGCATGACAGATACCGGGACTCAAACCGGCATGATGTCCGCCGGAACCATATCTGTTAACACCTCCTGCTCCGCCCCTCCAGGTGGCGGAACTTCAGACGTAAAAATTTATGTTGATGGGGCTGAGGTCCGGGCGCTCATATGCGCGGCAGGGGAAACGTTCACCAACATACAGAAAACCTACACGGTATCTGCCGGGAGTCACCCGTTCCGAGTGGTTGGCACAGCGTCGGCGGGGACTACGTTCAGCGCGGACACGATCTACGTACCGATGCCGTAATGCTCCTCCTCTCTGGCGAAATAGTCCGCCCAGGCGACCAGTTCCTAGGCTGGGGATCATGGACATGGCAACCGATGCCGAGCTGGACCTATGGGGAGCCGTTAAGTCTCGAAATATGGGGGTGTGTGAGGAGACACGTTCCGGAAGCCGCGACCGTAAAGGAGGGTTTTAGATGTTCACGATAGACAAAGCGTTTTTCTATGAGCGCTACCGCAAGCACTTCGGCCCCCTCACGCAGCCGCAGGTAGATGGCCTGAACTCTATCCTCGCCTCCTTGGAGGCAGATACGCGCATCATAGACCTGCGGTGGGCCGCCTACATGCTGGCCACGGTCAAGCGTGAGTGCGGCGACACCTGGTTACCGGTGCGGGAGGGTGGGCGCGGCAAAAACATGAAGTACGGGCGCCGCGACCCTGAGACAGGTCAGGTCTACTACGGCCGGGGCTACGTTCAGCTCACCTGGCGCGGGAACTATGAAACCATGGGGGGCGTCTTCAAGGTGGACCTGGCGCGGGAACCGGATCTCGCTTTGGACCCAGCGCTGGCCTATAAGATCATGTCCTATGGGATGCGCCACGGCAGCTTCACGGGCGTCGGCCTCCCCAAGTACATCAATGCCGAGAGGTGTGACTACCTGAACGCCAGGAAAATCATCAACGGTCTGGACTGCGCGGAGATGATCGCGGGCTACGCCCGGGCCTTCGAGGGCATGCTGCGAGAGGCTGCATGAGGTCGGAGGTGATCGTGAGCCGATACAGCAGCTACACCATGGGCATGTGCCCGACCAACAACGTGCAGGAGTGCGCCAGGCGCAATCCGGAAGAGTGCCGCAACTGTCGGCAGGAGAATTCACAAGAGGAGTCAGGAGCCAATGAAGCTCGCGTTCAGGAAAAAACCTAGCAGTATCTATGCCCACATCATCCGCCTGTGGACCTTCGGGAAGTACAGCCACTCCGAGCTCGTATTCAGCGACGGTCGCACCTTTTCCAGCGACGAGGCTGACAACGGGACTCGCTGGAAGGGATGGACGCTCCCCCTTGATGAGTGGGACCTCCTTGATGTCCCGTGCACCAAAGAGCAGGAGCAGGAGGTGCTGGCGTTTTGCGCCGGCGAAGAGGGGTGCGAGTACGACAAAGTCGGCATCGGCTTCTCTTTCCTCCCCATCCCCATCGGTTGGCAGTCCGCCCGCCGCTGGTTTTGTAGCGAGATCTGCGTCGCCGCTTTGCAGCAGATAGGCTACCTCACCGGCTACACACCCGCCCGGGTGAGCCCTAACACACTGCACAAGATTCTGAAGGCAGAACTGGAGGAGAGAATATGCAAAAGCGCCTCGGCAGCGCCCTCGCTGGCGCAGTAGCGACGGCCACCATCCCGGCAGGATTCGGGGTGATTGACTGGAAGGTACTGGCCGGCGCAGCGGCCGCAGGAGCGGTCGGTGGTTTCTTCGGCATCGACGTCGCTGGCGTCATTAAAAAACGCCTGCCATCAAACCGCCGAACGCGAGCTAAGCCCATAATGTGATTGACGGAGCCGGGGTTTTCGGGTAAAAGTTCAGAGGTCTACAACGGACTTATGCGGCTTCCAGAGGTCCGTTTGTAGCCGCAAAACAGCGATTGTCATTTATCTTTCAGCAAGTTACCAGATAATTGTCACGCCATCTTAGCTCAGTTGGTAGAGCAATTGTTCCTAAAAAATGACAATAGCGGCGCAAGTCTTTGAGACTGCGCCGCTATTTTTGTTTCTGGGGTACACTGGCCTTTTACCTTGAGGCTCACAGGGCAGGCAGGTTGTTGAATTGCCTAGGTTTTGTCTTTGTAGACCTTGGGGCCTGTTTTGGCCGGCGGGGGTAGGTGCACGCGCGAGGTCATCTCTCCGGCCGGGCCCCTGGGGAGAAGGTATTCGATGATCAGGTAGCTGGCAAACATCCTGATGTTCTTGACGACCAGGGTGATCATCTGTCTGCGCTCCGCCTCTTCGAGGTCTCCAAACTGGTCACGCATAAGCGCGAGCGCTTCCCAGTCCGGCTCTTCTCTCTGGCATCTCAGGATGCTTTGTCTGGCCTGTTCTGTCGCGGCGATCGCGGCGTCCAGCTCTTCGCGCTGCGCCTTCGCATCGGTGAAGTTCAGCACCCCCTCCACGACTGCGGCCACCAGGCGCTGTTTCTTTTCCTGGAGTTTCCGTCCCTGCCGCTCCAGGTCCGTCAGCTGTTCTTCTTGCCCGTCCTGCTTCTGGCTGGCCAACCAGCTTTCCCTCAGCATGGCGGTATCGGACAATGTCCCGAGGACGTTGGTGATGACGCGCTCGTTTATCGCTTCCTGGGAGATCATCCGGGAGTCCGGGCAGGTTCGCTTCAACTCGTTGGCCTTGCATCCGTAGTAGTCAAGGCGGCTGCCGTCCTTCCGGCGGCGGCTGTTGGTCCACGCTCGGATGCTGCGGCCGCAGTAGCCGCACTGGAACAGTCCAAGGTTGCTGAGCAGCCCGCCGTAAATTCGCCTGCTGCCCGAGGAGAGTCTGCCGGAGCGGTTGGCCCTGATCCGCTCGGCCTGCTCCTCGGTCAAGCAGGGTTCCCACTCGCAATCGATCAGCGTGCCGGTCGGGCCTGGTCTCTTGGCCTGGCAGAAGAGGAGTCTCTGGTCCGAGATCGCGCGCCGGATCGTGATCAGCGGCACCTTCAATTCTTCCGCCACCTGTCGGGTGCTTTTTGTCTCGGCGAGATGCCAAAGCTGCCGCATCCTCTCCAGGGCTTCAGGATCCACAACGGGGGCGTTTTTTGCCCTGCCGTATATATATGGTGGTGGCAGCTGTCCGCCGAGGAATTTGCCGGTCTGGAGGGCCTGTGCTCGCCCCTCTGCCATGCGGGACTGCAGGACACGCATCTCGACCGAGGAGAAGCCGCCCTCCATGAGGAGCAGCATCCAGTCGGAGTGCTGGCTGGGGTCCAGTGTTCTGGACATGGTGGCGAGCTTCACGCGGTGCTCGGCGCAGAGGTGCAGCCAGGCGACGTAGTCCTGCAGGGAGTCGTCCCGGGAGAGCCGGGAGAGCTCGATGGTGAGGATGATGCCGATCTTGCCGGCGCGAATGTCCGCCTCGAGGCGGGAGCGCTCCTTCAGGCTGTCGACCTTGCCTCGGGCCGCCGAAGCGTGGCCGTCGTCATAGACGGAGTAGGCCCATCCCTGGGAGGCCGCGTGCGCCGGCAGCTGCTCGCGCTGCACCGTGAGCCGGTGGGACGGCTTGTCCTTGTCCTCGCGGGATTTTCTTATGTAGATGGCGCATGTGATGCTGGCAATCATAGACAAGTTACTTAAATGGTTGCTTCCGAGGAGGTGTCACCTCTTTGGCTTGCTGAGGCTCTGTGAAGGCGAATTTTTGAACCTTACCATCATCGCCAAACATAACGATTAGGGAAGTGGATTGCACATTGTGCGAATTGGCAAAAAGTCCTACAACCGGTAGCATGGCAGCAGGGTTCATCTCCGCATGGGAAACGTGATAACTCCAAGTCTCCTGACCTTCTGGCCCGAAGTAAACCATTGTAGGCGAACCTACCAATTCAGTTACTTCAGCCTTAGTAGTGCCAACCTTCACTTGCTCCCGTTTTGACTGGTCGAGAATAGCCAGGTTGCCCACAGTTGCGCATCCTGCGGCAATTAAAGCAGCAAGCAGTACAAAGTATCTGAACACAACAGTTGCGGCTTTGTTTCTTGATGTATGAATCCCTTTCACTGTTAATAAGAACATCAGATCCCCCTTTCCAAATAATCCTGCTCTTTTTAGCAGGTTCAGATTACTACTCTGACTGCTGCAAAGACGTCATAAGTCCATTTTCAAAATAGACATAACTTGAGTTGATGTTATTGCTCATCACCCATTGTTCGTGCGTCCCAAAAGAACCAGTGGTGGTGTTTATTTTATACGGGCGGCCCCAGGCATATCTTACCTGTTCTACAGTCATGCCTATCTTAATCTTCTTTTCAGCTACTGTATTGCAAATATCATTTGGCCAAGCTTGGTGCTCTGCCTTCACCTTTTTCCCTTGAGTTGTCAGTTGTTCTTCCTGGGACGACTGCAAACTCGCGGCTGCTGGTTGAGGGGATGGCTGAGAAGCGACATAGCCGAATGAAAGAAAGATTACCAGGACCAGCCAAGGTGTTAATTTGGATGGCTGGCTTTTCCTGCAGTGCGGGCAAATCTTTGCTTCAGATGGGATCATCATTGCACAGTATTTACATTTCTTCTCTGACATCGTATCGTCCCTCCCCCTTTATTTGTCTTACTCGCCCGCGGCCATACTGAGAAGTGCGGTCTTTCATTCTGAGACTAGGCATTGATTTTGTATATTTATCTTTCCAACGAGTCCGGCCTACTGTATATACGGTGTCATGACAGCCGAGCTGAAAACGGAGAAGATCCAGCTCCGGCTGACGCGCGAAGAAAGGGAAGCACTACAGAAACTGGCAGACAGAGAAAAGATGTCCGTTTCTGGCTATATCCGCTGGATAATCAACCGAGAGTCCAAAAAGCGTCAGCCCTGATCCCTACCTCCTTAGCCCTTCCCCCGCAAACATCACCACAATGTCGCCCTAGAATGTCCACACAATGTACTGACAAATAAGATTGAGTACGATCGACCTCAAAGCGACTTATTTTGTCGCACCAGGCCAACATGTGCGTTGCTCATGAGAAAGATGTCTGGTATCAGCTAATGAGCTAGACTTTTAGTCACAATAAAACTTCTTGTGGGGGCAACGTGAGTAGCAGCGAGATCAAAACCGTTCTTTCTTCCAACCTGTCAGAGATTAAAAAGGCCCTGCTGATCGAACTTTTTACTGATGCCTCTTTTTCCGCCGATGTTCTACAAGGAGTTCTAGGGCCTCGTCGTCTGTCATGTTCTGAACCATATCCCAAAGCATCTTCTTCTCAAGACTAAGCTCTGGTGGCGGAGAGGGTGACTTGTGTTCTTCGCCGACGAGGTAGCCGATTGTAACCCCAAAGCCACGCGCTATTTTTTGGAGGGTTTCAAGATCCGGCTCCGTATCTCCATCTGTGAAATTATAAAAAGAAGCATTTGAGATGCCGGCTTTTTTACAGACCTGGCGGATGCTGCCGGCGCTTTTGTGCTCTTCTCTCAATAATTTAGCAAGGTTCGGATATCTCATAATCTCTCAAAATAAACTAAATAATTTTATTGACAACTGTTTGTCACAGTGATAAACACTAGACCACGTTTAACAGGAAAGCACAGGAAAATGTTTTTCCGGTCCTTTCCTCTAGCAAAGGAGGTCGCCAGTGCCAGAGTGCATTTTTGACCATACACGCATCAAAGAACTGAGAACTCAAAAAAGCTTAACAATCGAAGAGTTTGCTTTACAACTTGGCACTCAGAAGCAGCAGGTCAGTGCTTGGGAAACCGGTGTCCAAATGCCACGAGTGGGCATGCTGGTCCGTATGTGCAACACGTTTAAGGTCCCTATCTCTTTTTTTGTCCGCACTGTTCATCACAGTGAACAGCAAAAAGCAGTCTGAGGTGCCCTATGGAACAGGCGGTCTTTCTTTTCCCTGCAAAAGATGAAATCCCAGATTCAGTCATTGTTGCCAGCAAAGATTTTAAGTCTGCCGTGCGTTTATGTATCGAGGTGTCTGGTCTTGAGCGGAAACAGGTAGCTGCTGCCCTCGATTTACAGGACCCGCACTTGTCAAGAATGCTTGCCGACAGTAACGGCTCTGATGAACGCCACTTTCCTCTCAATAAGATTGAGGCGCTCATGGACATTTGTGGGAACACCATCCCTGTCCGATGGCTGGCGCTTAAGCGGGGGTATGGGCTTCACAGACTGAAAACTGCCCTGGAGGTCGAGAACGAACAGCTCAAGGCGGAGCTCCAAGAACGTGAGAAAGAGATGGCAACCATGATGAAGCTGGTTAAGGAAATAAGAAGCTGATCCTTGGGCAAGGGGGCAGGCAATGGCCAGAAAAAAGAAACCACCCATGACAAAAGAGATGTGCACTCCGGAGCAGTGGGAGGCCGTCGGCCGGATATCTCAGTTTATCATGGCGATGCACGCAAAGTACCAGTGGAACAAGCGTAAGACCAGGTAGGGCTGCAATGTGATTTCAAAGGAGGGGAAGCATGTCGAGATGGATGCCGCAAAGAGAGAAGCAGCTCCGTAACGAAGCACGTCGTGACACGGCCATTGCGTTGATCGTGATCTGCGTGGTCGCCTACCTTTACCACCTCTCATGCCCTAGCCTGGACGGCGCAGACTGCGTCAAGGTCCAGGATCTCCGTGGCGCCACAAAACACCAGGCGCGCATGGAGGTGCTGCCGTGATTTACACCTGTGCATGGTGCAAGGGCAATCTTCCTCAGTCCGACCCGGAAGGCGGAGAGCGTGTCTCTCATGGCATTTGCCTAGACTGCATCGACGAGCATTTCCCCGATGTGGCCTCTAAATACCGAGAGCTGAGGGAGGTTGAGTCATGATGTGCCCGACCTGCGGCAGGGATATGGAGCCGCGCACTCACGCCCTGGGCGCCTATGCCACCATCACGGTAATGACATGCCCTGTATGCCTCACGACTCCCGAGCCGGGCTCTCTTGCGGATATTGATAGAGAATCGTCTGCGGCAGCAAAAAGGCTTGATCTTGTCGGTCGGGTGTCCTGTGGGAGGATGTGGGAGTAGTTTTGATGGCGCGGCAGCAGGTCCAACTTTTGGGAGGTGTTATATGCCGGACAATGACCAGATCAGAGTACTCAGCAAGGAAGACTTCAGGCGGTTCTGCGAGAAATGCGAGTGGGAGGACCTCGGGGACGGGCAGGCCTTAAGCGGGGATCTGCCTGGCGAGCCGGATGGGCCGATGTTGCCGGGCGGCACTCGGCTCCTTTCGGCAGTCGGTTTCATCCTGGCCCTTTTGACTGTCGCAGGTTGCGGCGATCCGGACTACCACGGGGCGGAATACCATTCCAAGCTGCATCCGCCCGTCCAGGGAACGTATTCCACCGGGGACATCCCGTACCGGTAGTGGATCAAGCCGGGCTGTTTCTGCGGCTGGGGGGTCTCTTATGCTGGCACCGTGTAGGGATTGCGCAGACAAGGGCAAGTGTGACTTGGAGGCGGAGAAGAGCCGGCTCGCGTTGTTCGCCTGGGCCCATGGAGGCCTGGTTGAGTGCGGTCTGCGCAGGGAGAGCATCTGGGAGGAGAGGAAGGCATGGACATCGAGAAAGAGTTCGACAGGATCACGGCACCGGCTGGTGGCGCCTCCAAGGTCCGCCGCTTGACCAGGGACGAGATCGAGGAGCTCGCGCAATCGGGCAAGGTGACCCCAGTTGAACAGATCCCGCAATACCACTGCTGCGGCCGCGAGGTGTTCCCTCTTCGCTGGGGACGCGGCATCTACTTCAAGTAGAGGTTCGCATGACCGTTGACGAGTGGCTGGCAAGCAATACGTTCGAATGCAGCCGTCTGGCGGCAAGGTTGACCTCGGCTCAGTGCGAGGCGAATAACGAGAGGGCCTTGTCGCTGCAGTTCCCGGGTCAACTGACACCGTGCATTCTTTGTGGAGGAGAGCAGGATATGGGCAAGGTAAAGGAACAGCAGAGGGTGAAGAGGCCATACAACCGCAAGGCGAAGCCGGGCGAGGCTGAAGTAAAGTCCGTGCCGGTAGTGGATGGCGAGCCGCAGGAGTTTATCGACCACTCCGCGCCGATCGCCCAGGAGGACCTGGAGCGCGCGGCCGATCGTCACCTCGGCGAGTTGGAAGATGGCGCCCCCGACGCGGAGCTGACCCATCGTCTCGGGAACACCGAGTGCAGCCCGGCCAGTGCGTCTATGCGGCCGGCGGCGGACGCCGACATGCGCAGCCTGCTGTATTTTCTCGGGCGCCCCCAAGACACCCCCCCCCAGCCGCCCGGCTTTTTTGTAGACTTCACCGGCCACGAGCAGCTGCTCGCCCACCTGCAAGGCCTCTCCGACGACATCAACTCCGACATGATCGCCCTGCTCACCTCCCTTCTGGATGGCGAGCTCTGCCGCCGCGCACCTGCGGCGGAGGACTAGGCTGATGGGGAGGCTCCAGGAGAATCCGCGCTACCACGTCGTATCCGTCCGCATGTCCGATTCCGAGCATGAGGCGTACAGGCAGGCCAAGGATGCCGGGCTGTCGGCAGAAGGGGTGCGTAAGCTGATCCTGTCGGGCGCGACCGATGTCCTGGCCCGTGCAGCTGAGCAGGTATCCTGCGAAGAGACGACGGCGTGACGACTTACACACCTGGCAGGGGCTTTTCCGCGCAGCGTGAGCGGAGCGGCGCAAGTGATCCGCTCGGACGGTACGTCCGTGCGGCATTCACCAGTTCCGGCACCGCCTCTTTCCCCGCCCCCGCCCTTCCCTCTAAGGTGAGCCAGACCAATGGTCCTGATGAGGTGGCGGCATGAGCGGCAAGGGGATGTTCGAGGTCAAATGGGAAGGAGTGCGGGAGCTCAAGGGATACCTGGAGGCACAGCGTACCGGTCAGTTGCCATACGCGCTGACTGTGGGCCTGAACGATGTGGGCTTCGAGATCCGGACCAAGGAGATAGACCTGATCGCCAAGACCTTTGACCGGCCGAAGCCACAGACCGCCCGCAACGTCTTCGTGAAGAAGGCAACCAAGGCTGTACCCCGGGCCGTCGTGCTGTTTGACCAGATCTACAACAAGGGCATCGATGAGTACATGGAGGCCAACGTCGAAGGGGGCCGCCGCAAGATGAAGCCGAGCGAGCAGCGCCTCGGGCGCTTCTATGTTCCCGGCGCGGGGGCCAAGATCGACCAGTACGGCAACATGCAGGGGGGGCAGATCACCCAGATCCTTGGCCGCCTCGGCCGCTTCGGGGATGTTGCCGGCTACAACATGAACGCCACCCTTGCCGCGAAGCTGAAGAGAAGCGGCGCGAAGAAGGCGCTGGAGTATTTCATGGTGACACAGCGCCGCGGCGGGCTCGCTCCCGGCATCTACCAGCGCATTCAGTCCGGCGCGGGCTTTGGCGGCAAGACGTCCAAGAGCCTGCCGGCAGGATCGTTCCAGAGAGGCAGGACCAGCGGCAAGTTCAGCAGCGTGATCCAGGGGAGAGGAGTGAAGCCGGCCGTGCTCTTCACCAAGAGTGCACCGAGCTACAGGGCCGTGTGGCCATTCCACCTCGCAGCCCAGGAGGTGGTGGACGCGAAGCTTGTACCGTACATGGAGCGCGCCATTGATCGTGCGTTGAGTACTGCCAGGTGATCCCCCCTGCCCCCTCTCATGGAGAGCCAGCCAGATCATCCAAGACGGGTCGAGGTGGTTCATTAAAATCGGCGGGTCCTTCCCGGCACCCTAAGGCTTGCGGGTAATTGTACCCGCGTCGTCTGGCTACGATTCAGTTTTTTTGGTGTTTCAATTTTGCAATTTCATGAATAGCTTGGAAGGTTAGGAGGTTGGGCCGTCATGGCAGAAAATGTAAGCAACAGGCTTTTTGGCATGGATGCCGCCGCAAAGTTTTTCGGGCTCGACCTGATCAAGTATGAAGATTGCGCCATGTGGGTAGTTACCGAGTTACACCCCCATGGCGGAGCGTGCCCCCATTGCACCGGCCCTATCAAGCTGACACAACTGGACCGTTACTTTCGCCTCCAGCAGATCCGCTGCTCGTGGTGCTCAAAAAAATTCACCGGCGCGACCGGCACCCTTCTCAACACCAGCAAGCTTGAGGTCCGCGAAATCTACCTGATAGCCGTCCTCTCCCACCTGGGCGTTCCCGCCGCGCGGATCGCCAGCCAGCTCCGCATCCACGTCGACACCGTCACCAACTGGCAGGACCATTTCCGGGCACAGCAGGAGTTGGCGAGTGCCTGATCAGCAGTCTCCACCAGACAAGGTGACCGATATCCGTGAAGCCGTCGAGGCCAGGAAGCGCGCAGAAGAAGCCGCCCTGGAGGAAACCGCCAAGCCTGCGGAGTCTCCCATCACCTCCAAGTTCATCAAGCAGTGCCTCATGGCCAACGAGCTCGGCGACGGGATCCTTTTCGCAAACCTGCACCGCGGGAGGTATTTGTTCAACAAGACTTCCCAGCAGTGGCTCCAGTGGGCCGGCCACCACTGGCAGATGGACGAAATGGACGCCAGCTTTGCAGCGGTCGAAGACATCGCCCTCCTCTATCTGGATGCGGGGTACGAGCTCAAGGAGCAGATCGACAAGGCCATGGCCGATGACAAGAAGGACAAGGCCGACCAGCTGCGCAAGCAGCAGGACAACTTTTTCAAGCGCGTGAAGAAGCTTCGTTCCGTCGCCGGAGTAAACAACTGCCTTACCTATTCCCACAAGACCAAGGAGCCCATCGCCGTGACCGAGCATTTCATAGACAAGAACCCCTGGCTACTGGCCTGCGCCAACGGAGTGGTCGACCTCCGCTCCGGCAAGTTCCGTCCCGGCAAGCCCGACGACTACCTGCTCAAGGCGGTCCCCCACGACTGGAAAGGGATCGACTGCCCGGCACCCAAGTTTGAAGCCTTCCTGCAGAGCGCTCTGGACGGGCCCAGCGATCTCCCTGATGAAGCCCGCACCGAGTACCGCGATTCCATCATCGCCTTTGTCCGCCGCGTCCTGGGTTACGGAGTCACCGGCCTCAACATCGAGCACGTCTTTCTGGTCTTCAACGGCGCCGGCCGCAACGGCAAGGGGATCCTGGTGGAGACCCTGCGCTACGTCCTCGGCACCCTCGCCGGCCCGATCGCCGCCGAGATGCTGCTAGATCAGGGACGCGCCCGATCCAGCTCCGGCCCCACCCCCGACATCCTCGAGCTGAAGGGGATGCGCATCGCCTTCGCCTCCGAGACCGACGAGGGCCGCCGCTTCGCCCCCGGTCAGGTCAAGTGGTACTCCGGTGGCGACACCCTCAAAGGTCGCTATCCCCACGACAAGCGCGGCACCGAGTTTGAGCCGACGCACCTTCTGATACTGCTCACCAACAACCTGCCGCACGCCCCGGGCGACGACTTTGCCTTCTGGAACCGGCTGAAACTGATCCCGTTCCTCTACAGCTTCGTGGCCGAGCCTGATCCCGCGAAGCCGGAGCAGAAGAAGCGCGACGGGGGGCTGCGAGAGAGCCTGAAGGACGAGGCCTCCGGCATCCTTGCCTGGCTGGTGAGGGGTTGCCTTGAATGGCAGCAGCAGGGCCTGTGTCCTCCCGAGTGCGTCACTATGGCCACCGAGGACTATCGGGCCAACGAGGACACCATCACCCAATTTGTGGAGGAGTGCTGCATTCAGACCTCCGGGTCTGAGATTAAGGCCAGCGACCTCTACCGCGCCTTCTCGACCTGGTACGAGGGGCAGATCGGCGATCGGGTGCCCAAGCAGAAGAAGTTTGGTGCCATGCTGGGCAAGCAGTTCAGGCGGGAGAAGGTGGGCGGAGTGGTCAAGTACTTCGGTCTTGAACTCAGAGGCGAGCACCAGTCAGAGATTTAAGCTCGGGCCGGAGGATCATTGGCAGGGAGTCCGGAGACAGGGGGCGGGGCAGGACGATTAGGACCATAGCAGGACCGACACAGAATAAAAGTCCTACCTTTAACCCTGCGGCATAGAAAGCATTTTTACGCATACAGGACGATTAGGACCAAGTTGTAAAAAACTTTATAGGGAAAATACAACCTTCTCAACAGGACGATAATTCCTTACTTAATTGTCCTTATCGTCCTGTATGTATAAAAAAAATAAAGAATCTAAAGACTTATATAGCAGGACGATCAAAAAAAGACAGTCCTGAATCGTCCTGAATCGTCCTGATGTAATGAGTGTAAAAAGCCAAAAGGAAAATAGAAGTGAACGTACTCGAATCCGCTGAAAAACACGGCCATTACAAGAAGGTATCCTCCAGAAAGGGTGGTGAATATCACGGTCCTTGTCCGATGTGCGGTGGAAACGATCGTTTTCATATCTGGCCGGAAGAGAATGGGACTGGTGGTTGGTGGTGCCGCGGCTGCAATAAGGGCGGGGACTTGATCCAGTGGCTTATCGATGTCGAAGGCATGACGTTTCCTGAAGCGTGCAAGGCGGTAGGCCGCGACCTTCCCGAACAACAGGAGGGCAAAACCCCTCAAGTTAAGCGCCCAGCAGGCGACAACTGGCGACCATCTATCCCCGCGGCTCCAGCCGACCTCTGGAGAGAGCACGCCGAGAAGTTTGTCGAGAATTGCCATCAGCAACTGCTGGCCAGAGGAGAAGAACCCGGCTCGCCGCTGCACTACCTTGCCGGCCGCGGTATCAAAAAAGAGTCGGCTGTGGCTGCGCGCCTTGGCTGGAACGCCGGAGAGAAAGACAAGGATGCTTACCGCGCCCGGGAAGCCTGGGGGCTGGAAACCATCCTCAAGGACAACAAGAAGAAAAAGCTGTGGCTCCCGATTGGCCTTGTCATTCCCAACTACGTCGACGGCGCCCTTCGCCGCGTCAGGATCAGGATCCCCAACGAGCGCCGGACACCCGACTTTAGCACGCCCTACTATGTTGTACCGGGGTCCGGCTCAGACACCTATGTCATAGCACCTGGGGCGAAAGCGTTTGTCATCGTAGAGGCGGAACTGGATTCCATCCTGGTGGCGCAGGAAATCGAAGGGCTCAACATCGGCGCCATGGCCATGGGCAATAATTCCGCCAAACCCACCGATAAGGCCTATGCCCTGCTCGATGCAGCCCTGCACATATCTGTCGCACTGGACTACGACCTCGAGGCGGGCAACAACAAAAATCCGGGCGGCAGCAGCTGGCTCTGGTGGAGAGAACACTTCCCCCAGGCCGAGAGGTGGCCGGTCCCTGTTGGAAAAGATCCCGGTGATGCCTACAAGGCCGGGTGCAGCATCAGGGAATGGATAAAAGAAAACCTGCCACCTATCTTCCACATCTCCGGCGGCAAAAAGGAGAAAGCTAAAGTGACATTCAACAGCGATCGCGCTCATCATCTGGTGCAGCACAGCCAGGGGCGCATTGGAGCCGAGTTCAAGTCCGAAGGTTGGCAATGGCTACAGCAGAATCGTCCCCAGGTGATCCAGTTCATCAAGGCCAAGGAAGATGGTATCGAAGCTTTCTTTACGGCAGAAGACGAACAAGGCCTTACTTGGGAGCTTCAAGTTCTGGAGGCGGCATACAAAAAGGCCTGGAAGATTTACGAGGAGCGCCCGCCGGTCATAGCCCGCTGCAAGATGGAAGGCGGCGATTGTGTCTGCTGCGGAAACTGTCGGGAAAGCGAAGAAGAGTAGCGCCATTTTTGGCGGGCCAGTTGGGAACGCTGGCGGATAGTAGACCAGGAGAGGGACGCAACGGACCTCGACGGCGTGAGCCGAACTCTCCCCCGCCTTTTTTAAACGGAGGAACAACTATGAAGCTGATCGGCACCGTAATAAACAACAACCAGCCCGACGGGCAAAACATCATCGAGACGCCGCCGCACACCACTCTGCCGATCGGCACCCCGATCTACCTGGCCGAGCCCTACGCGCAGTTGGGCTCTCCGCTCGGCGGCGGATTTTTTGCGGGCGAGATGACCATCGACGGCGTCAACTACGCCCTGGTCGCCGCACCGAAGGCTCTGGGGGAGAAACTGGAGCTGGAGTACAAGCAGAAAGACTGGCGCGATGCCGACGGCGCGACCAGTGATGACGATGGCGCACTGAACAGCGAGACCCTCGCCGACGGTAACCATCCCGCGACGGACTTCTGCCGTTCCTTGCAGATCGGCGAGCATAACGACTGGTACCTGCCGTCCCGCGACGAGCTCGCGATGATGTACCGCAACCTCGGACCGAACAAGAAGGGCACCCCGGAACTCTTCCGCGCCGGCGCCGCCGAGGCCTTCGAGAATCGCTGGTACTGGAGCAGCACGGAGCACGCCTCTTACTCCTTCCACGCGTGGAGCGTGAACTTCAGTGGCGGCTACCAGGACGGCAGCGGTAAGAGCTACGGTGCGGGAGTCAGGGCGGGCCGCAGATTTAAAATTTAACCATTTATCAATTTTCAGGAGGAAAACCATGAATCATACACAGGCAGCAGAAATGATAGGCCCGATCGAGATCCCCGCCATCGGGCAGCCGCTTGTCGGCGGCTTCTATGCCGGCGAGATTATCCTCGATGGCCAGCGCTACGCTTTGGTGGTTTCGCCCAAAGCCACCGGGGAGAAGCTCGGCCTCGAGTACAAGAAGAAAAGCCTTGGTATTGTCGACGGCACCGACAGTGAAGACGACGGGCTGGCCAACAGCGACAAGGTCAAAGACAAGAATCACCCCGCCGTCGAGTTCTGCCGCTCGCTGCGGATTGGCGACCATGACGATTGGTACCTGCCGAGCCGCGACGAGCTGATGCGGATCTGGCTGGCGCTCGGACCGAACAAGAAGGGCACCCCGGAACTCTTCCGCGCCGGCGCCGCCGAGGCCTTCGAGAATCGCTGGTACTGGAGCAGCACAGAGCACGCCTCTTACTCCAACTACGCGTGGGGCGTGAGCTTCAATGGCGGCTTCCAGAACAACGGCAGTAAGAGCTTCGGTGCGGGAGTCAGGGCGGTCCGCAGATTTAAAATTTAACCATTCATCTATTTGAGGTAGCACGTGGCCATCGCTTCAACTCTTCCCATCTATCGCGTCACCTATAACCTACTGCAGGTGGTCACCCGCATCACCAAGGATATGCCACGGGACTTCAAGCAGTCCTTAGGCAACAAGGTGCGCGAAGAATGTGTTGAGCTGACGGTCCTGATCTACCGCGCGAACTGCTCCAAAGACAAGCGGCGCCACCTGGAGGAGCTGCAGGAACGTCTCCAGGTGGTGATGCTGATGCTTCGGCTGTCCAGCGACATGAAGCTGATCAGCACCGGGCAGTTCGCGCAAACGGTTGAGCTGACTGACCAGATCGGCAGACAGTCAACCGCGTGGCGCAAGTACGCATCGTCGCCTGCTGCATAGCCGTTACGGCGGCTATGCCCGTGCGAATTAATCTGGTTATGCCCCTGGGGATAGTCCCCACGGTAAGGCGCCAACAGCGAAACCAGCGGGCAAGGTCCCGCAAGGTCGCGCGCAGTTTCAGGACGGATCGGCTCAGCCTTCTGCCTTGCGACGTGAACAGCACGACTTTACGCCTCTTACTCCAACAACGCATGGAACGTGAACTTCAATGACGGCAACCAGAACAACAACAATAAGAACAACGGTGCGGGAGTCAGGGCGGTCCGCAGATTACAACGATGCCGATTTGTCGGTGAACGAGCTGCTGTGCGCCTACTACGACTGCCGTAGGCGCAAGCGCAATACCATCAACGCGCTGCGTTTCGAGGCCGACCTCGAGCGCAATATCATGTCCCTCTACTACGAGCTGATCGACGGGAGCTACCGTCCGGGAACTTCCATTTGCTTTGTCGTCACCAGGCCGAAGCCCTGGGAGGTTTGGGCGGCGGACTTCCGCGATCGGGTGGTGCACCACCTGCTGTACAACCGCATCGCCGATCGCTTCCACCGTTCCTTCATTGCCGACAGTTGTGCCTGCATCCCGGGACGCGGCACGCTCTACGGCGCCACCCGGCTGGAGCACAAGGTGCGCAGCATCACCCAGAACTGGTCGAAGCGCGCTTTCTATCTGAAGCTGGACATGGCCAATTTCTTCGTCAGTATCAACAAGAACATCCTGCACGGCCTGCTGGCGCTAAAGATCGCCGAGCCCTGGACCCTGTGGCTGGCCGAGACCATCCTGCTCCATGACCCGCGCGAGAACGTGCATATCAAGGGTGCGGCGAAACTGCTGGACCTTATCCCGCCGCACAAAAGCCTGTTCAACCAGCCGGGCCACCTGGGACTCCCCATTGGCAACCTGAGCAGCCAGTTCTTTGCCAACGTCTACATGAACCCGATCGACCAGCACGTGAAACACCGTATCGGCGCCCGGCATTACGTCCGCTACGTCGATGACATGGTGTTGCTGCACGAGTCGCATGAATGGTTGAACCAGGCTGCAGCGGAGATCGGTGCCTTCGTGACCGAGCGACTCGGCCTGGCGCTGAACCCGCGCAAGACTATCCTTCAGCCCATCGAGCGTGGCGTGGACTTCGTTGGGCAGATCATTAAGCCCTGGCGGAGGGTGCTGCGGCGCACCACTTATGACAATGCCCTGGCGGCCGTCTCCGCCAAGAGCGGCGAAGATCTGATGAGAAGCGCTAACAGCTACCTTGGCCTGCTGCGCCAATCTGACCACAGCCACAAGGCCCGCGCCAGGGTGGCGCGAATAGCGCTTCGCAAAGGTCACTGCGTCGACGGAGGGTTCACCAAGGTTTTCAGGAAAAGGAGTCACGCATGAGCGGAAGCAGCATCACGCTTTACGAAAAGATAATTTCCCATGGAGGGAAAGTCACCTACAGAGAGTTTCAGCCCGCGGCGACCAATGCTCTCCAGGCTGAAGAGTTCGACGATGCCGAGATTCTCACCTGGGCCGTCAGTATCGGGATGACCCAGCTGATGATTCTCCGCAAGAAACTGCCCGAGCACGCGCGAAACGCCCGCAAGATCAAGGCTGTTGAGGATGCCATCTACAATCTCGCCGCCGGTCACGGAAAGCCGCTTGATGATGACATGGTCGACTACGTGGTTGGTTGCTGGAACAGGACCATGATGGTGATCCAGCGCGGCCTGGAACCGGTTGGGAGAAAAGCGGCATGAGGCGGCGCACTTATTCCGGTCCCTACCGCGTCGACCCGCAACCGGGTCTTGATTTCAACGGGGAGCTCATCGTGGACCTGTTTGCTGGCGGGGGCGGTGCCTCCACCGGGATCGAATGGGCCCTTGGCCGCTCACCCGACATCGCCGTGAACCACAACAAGAAGGCGGTACTGATGCACCAGATCAACCATCCGCACACCAAGCACTACTGTGAGAGCGTTTTCGACGTGGTGCCGCAGGAAGTGTGCGCCGGCCGCCCGGTTGGCCACCTCTGGATGTCGCCCGACTGTACCCACTTCTCCAAGGCCAAGGGGAGCAAGCCGGTCTCCAAGCGCGTGCGCGGACTCGCGTGGGTCGGTAAGCGCTGGGCGGCGACGGTCCGCCCCAGAGTGATCTTCCTGGAGAACGTGGAGGAGTTTACCACCTGGGGACCGCTGGTCCGAATCAACGGCAACATGCACCCCTGCAAGAAGAGATCGGGCCGAACCTTTCGCACCTTCGTGCGCGAGCTGCAGCGACTCGGCTACGCGGTGGAGTGGCGGACCATGCGCGCCTGCGATTACGGGGCACCGACGATCCGTAAGCGTCTCTTTCTGGTGGCGCGCTGTGATGGGGAGGCTATCGTTTGGCCGGAACCGACGCACGGAGACCCCGGGAAGGATGGCGTGAAGGGCGGGCAGCTCCTCCCCTGGCGGACCGCCGCCGAGTGCATCGACTGGAGCATCCCTTGCCCGTCGATTTTCACCCGCAAGAAGCCCCTCGCCGACAATACCCTGCGCCGGATCGCGCGCGGCATACAGCGGTACGTCATTGACAACCCGGCACCGTTCATCGTGCCGATTAGAGGGGGCGGTGTGAAGGATCCTTTTCCGTACGACGGTCCCATAGAGCGGGCTGATGGCGTACGCCGCACGTGAGTGCCTGGAGGCACCTTTGTTTTACCCTAGTCGGCTTCAATACTACCTTTGAAGAATGGGTCAATGGCCGGTTCCACAAGGCTTGTCGCTTCGAGGAATACAACCCGTGGCTGAAAGACAAGGCCAGATACATCCCGGTTTTACTGACGCTATAACGGTTTTGCACTGCGGCCGCATGGCCACCAGCAAGGGGCTAAACCCTGGGAGGAATGATGAGTGAAGGAAGTTTCAATGCCAGCGGGTCAAAGTACCTGCGCGAAGTGCCCTGCAATATTCAGGGGAAAGTAGACGTTTACGCCGTACTTGATGCTTTCGCCGTTGTATGCCCAGCAAGACAGCCCGCAATCAAGAAGCTGTTGTGCACGGGTATCCGTGGTAAAGGCAACGCCTTGCAGGATCTGGCCGAGGCAAGGCGTTGCGATTACCCGTGCGATCCAGATGGAAGAACAGAAGGGATCGGCAGGGGCGGTGCGACCATGAAAGGAATCCGTTTCCGGTGCGTGTTCTGTGGATGTGAATATGACACGGTGGAGGAGTGCAATGCCGGCGAAGAAAGCCACTAAGACGAATACCTGCGCAAGGGAGTGCCCATGAATCCGTATCAGTTTCCCAGAACCCGCTTCACCCGCAACACCCTCTGGCGCCAGTGGTGGCACCTCCTCTCCGAGGTACTGGAGGTGGGTCGCGCGCTGCTGTCCGGTCATATCCACCATGCCGGCGCTGAGGTCTGGGATGTCAAACACAGCGCGGAGACCCTGCACCGCATCCTGGAGGGCTACGGTGTGGACATCGCCGCCGGCCGGGACAAGGTGATCTCCAACAACAAGAGGCGCGACTACTATGTCCCTCTGCCGTAAATGCGGTGGCACGCTGCAGGGGGACCTCTGCCACCGGCATGGTCCACGGGTCCGCGCCGCAGTGCGCGTGCAGCCCATGGTACTGGCAGTCCGGCCCACAGCGAAGCACGAGCCCTGGAGCCCCGACACCGACCGCCGCGTCTTCGCCATGATCGGCAAGGTCTGTCAGGGATGCGTCGAGCGCTGCGGCGACCTGGACCGGTGCCCGATACTCCGCGCTAGGTGGCAGGGGGACTGGGCCGGTGAGCACGTCACCCGCGAACCGGGAGCGCCGCCGCCAAACCTGTCTCAGGTGTGCCAACCTCTGCCACTGCTCCCGGCAGCGGGGACGCAGTTATCTCTATTTTGAACGGAAGGAGACGCAAAGTGACCACCACCCCAAGAGAACTAGCAATTGTCGACATCAAGCACCGCGACGAAAGCGGCATCACCGTTGAATGCCCCTACTGCGGCCTTGATCACACTCACCGCACCAGCGGATTCAACACAGCCCTCTGTGGCCAGGGCAGCTACAGCGCCGTCACCCCGTGGGCCGCTACGCGGAAACCGTGAGACTATGACCAGCGACCACTTAAAAACCGTGCGGAAATCATGGCGCTACAGCCAGAGCGAAATGGCGATGGTGCTGCAGACCCCGCTCAGGACCTACCAGGACTGGGAGAGCGGCCGCGGCCGGATCCCCGGTGTGATCGTCGTCACCCTGGTCATCCTGAAGGAGCGCGATCAGCGCCTTACTGCTGAGATTGTCGAGCGTTGCCGTCAACGCGTGCTGGACGAGTACCCCGCCGGCATCCCGTCCGAACCCGACATCGAGGAGGAATAGTGAGCATCACCGAAGAGCAGATCCTCATAGATGCCGAACAGAAGACCGCGCAGGCCTACAGCGCTCAGCCAGGGACGGCAACACTGCGCGAATGGAACGCCGCCAAAGCAGCTCTCAAAAAGTTCCACGAAGAACAGGAACAGGGCGCCACCGCACAGCGGTTTAAGAACATCGAGCAGGCCGCCGCCTGGATCATTTCCGAGGGCTACATCGTCAGCTCCAGGACCATTCGCAACCACGCCGACCGGGCCCCCGGGTTTCCTCGCCGGCAAACCGACGGCAGCTACCTCAAGTCCGACCTCTCATGCTACGCCCAGTCCACCTGGGAGAATCCCAGCAAGCCGGCCGAAGAGCGCAGCAACGACTACCAGGACGACGTCAAGCGAGAGACCGCCCGGAAGCTGAAACTCGACAACGACATCAAGGAAGGACGTTACCTTTTCAGAAGCGAAGAAGAACAGCGCGACGCGCTGGTTCTCTACGGCCTTAAGACGGCGGTGGAAAACTGGGGCCCTTTCATTATAGAGGATCTCGTCTCCCTGGCCGCCTCCGAACTCGGCGAAGAATCCATTGCCAAACTTGGCCGGATCACCCCCGAGCTCCTGGCCCGCTATCGCACCCAGGCTGCCAATCTTTTTGACAAGTTCTCCGCTGACGGCTTCATTGAGGTCCCTGATGCGCGTTGAGCTTCGCTCCTCAGAGCGCCTTGTCCTGCGCAAGCGCCCCGACATTCCGAACTCGGAATGGAGCGAGCAGAATATCGTCCTAAAAAAGACCTCCATGCCCGGCCCCTTCCGTAACAAGGTGCAGCCCTACCTTGCCGGCATCATGGATATCTTCGGGCTTCCCTGGGTGCGCGAAGTCGATCTCTGCAAAGGAGTCCAGACTGGCGGCACCACCGCCGCCTACAACTGCCTGGCGCGCGAGTCAGCCACCTCCAGCGATACAGCTTTGCTGGCCATGGCCGACGAGAAAACCGTCAAGGGGCGCATGAAAAACTTTGTCATCCCCATGTACCGGGACAGCGACCCCCTCTCCGAACTGCTATCCGACGATCCCGACGACACCGGTATCTACGGCATTCAGCTCAAGACCGGCTTCAACATCAAGACCGGCTGGGGCACCTCTGTTGCTTCCCTGGCCTCCGACCCCTGCCGGGTTGTCGTTCTGGATGAGATCGACAAGTATTCCTCCCGGGAGAACATCGAAGAGGCCAAAGACCGCGCCAGCACGTACCCCGATACCTCCAAGATCTTCGCCCTTTCCACCCCAGGCGAGGAGTCTGGTCCCATCTATCAGGAGTTGGGAACCTGCGACGTCATCTACGACTTCCACGTCGAGTGTCCGGACTGCGGTGTCCGCCAGATCATGATGTGGGAATTTTTCCGCTACCCCAAGCAGCTGGCCCTGGTTGGTGATGACGGCGCCCTTGACTATAAGCACATCCGTCGACTGAAACTTGCCTATTACCAGTGCCCCCACTGCGACAGCCACTGGGATGACAACAAGCGGAACACGGCAGTCTCCCGAGGAGCCGAGAACAACGACAACGGCGCCATAAAGGGGTGGATCCCCCGCGACCAAGTTGACCGTCCCGCCAAAGTCGGTTTGCTCCTTCCTTCCTGGCTCAGCCGCTTCGTCAGCATCTCCGCCGTCGTCGCCGAACACCTTGAAGCCGAAGAAGCAGAAAAATCGGGCGACAAAGCCAAGATGAACCACTGGCTCAACAACCGAGCAGCTGAGCCGGTCAAGAAAGAGAAAAAAGAACGCCCACATTCACAAATTCTTGCATTGCGCGACGACCGTCCCGAAGGCCTCGTTCCTTCCGTGCCCATCGCTGCCATCACCTGCGTGGCAGATATGCAAAAACGCGGCTTCTGGTATAAGGTCACAGCCTGGGGGTACGGTCTCGAGCAAGAGAGCTGGACACTGAAGACGGGGTTTATCGACACGTGGGAAGGGCTCAAGCAGATTATGTTCGAATCTCAGTTCGAGGACGTGCATGGCAACAAGTACATAATCACCCTGCGAGGGATGGACTCCGGCGGCGGCGAAGGTGAGGAACACCAGGACCTCTCCCGCACGGCCGAGGCATACCTCTTTGCCGCCGCAAATCCCGGTGTCGTCCTCTTCAAGGGCCGCCGCCGCATGTCGCGGCAGTACAACGTTACCGATCTGGACCGGATCCCCGGCACCAACAAGCCGCTTCCCGGGTCGGCAAAGCTCTACACTATCCACACCACATTTTTCAAGGATAAGCTTGCCGGCAAGCTCCTTGTCTCACCGTCAGACCCGGGAGCCTGGCACCTACATAAAGACATTGACGAGGATTTCGCCAAACAGATGTGTGCGGAGTACAAAAATGATGAGGGTTATTACGAGTGTCCCAAAGGAAAGGCCAACCACTACTTTGACTGCAGCCAGATGGAAATGGCCCTGGTAGAAATAGCCCAAGTCAAGATATGGCAACAGCCCGAGGAAAACCTACAAAGCCACAGTGGCCGAAGAGTCAGAAGCCAAGGCGTACAAGCATAGCTGCATCATTCAATGGAGGGTAGATTGTGAAAGTAAACGATGCGGTACAAACCGGGGAGCCAAGTGCACATAGGGTAAGAATAACCGCCGCCGAAATTTCAGAGGTGAAGCGCCACCATATTCTCAAAAATTTACTCTACACTCCCGCCGAGGCAGGCCAGATCCTCGGCAAGTCCGAGCGCACAATTCAGGAACTGGTCAAGGACGGCAAGCTTGTGGCTGCCGACGATTCCGCTTCCCGAGGCCGCAAGATGTCCTGCGGCTATCGCATCACAGCTGAGTCACTCGAAACCTACCGCAGTTCCATCATCGTCCCGCCGGAAAATTTCGGAAAATAATTTCTTCTTTTGCATTTCTCGCGCAAAAGCCCACAAAAGCCCACAAAAGCCCACTTACTTTCACCTGCCTTTTGGCCATACACTCTCAGCATTCATGAAAAACGCGGAGAGTGTATGGCCGGTCTCACACTTGAACATGCTGAAACGCAACTGAGCCTGTGGCTTGCAGCCGATGCAGCCCTTGCCGGCGGCGCCCAGTCGTACCGGATAGAGACCGCTCCCGGCACCTCCCGTCTTGTCACCAAGGCCGATGCCGCGCAGGTGCAGCGCAACATCGACTATTGGGACCAGAAGTGCAAGCAGCTCGGCCGCTCCGGCGGCATCACGGTGCGGGGGGTCACCTTCGCGCCATGAGCCGTGTCGTGAAGAAACACGCCAACGTCGACCTGCGCGGCAACCTGCTGGACAGGTTTATCACCGCCGTAGCCCCTAGCGCAGGTGCGCGCCGCATGGAAACACGCATGCGCATGGAGCTTGCCGCCAGCTTTTTTTCCGGTGGCGGTTACGAAGGGGCATCCGCAACCCGCCGCGAGACCAACACCTGGTCCCCTTTCCCCTCCGACGCGGACAGCGCCTCTCTCTACGACCTCTCCGCCCTCCGCTCCCGCTCCCGGGACGCCGAGCGAAACCAGCCCATAGCCACCGGAGCCATCGGCACCACCTGCATGAACGTGGTGGGTAACGGCCTGAAGCTGCAGTCCATGATCGACGCCGAAGTCCTCGGCCTTGGCGACAATGAGGCAGCCGCCTGGCAGCGGGACACCGAGCGCCGCTGGAACCTCTGGGCCAACTCCAAGGACTGCGACCTCGAGCGCACCCGCAACTTTGCCGCCAGCCTGGACGCGATCCTGTTCCAGCGCCTGGTCAACGGCGAGAGCTTTGTGCTGCTCCCCATAGTACCGCTCAAGGGGCTTTCCAATCCGCTGCGTTTGCAGCTGGTCGAGGCCGACCGCGTCGGCAACCCCGACCTGCAAGTGGACCGGACCGGACTCGTGGCCGGCGTTGAAAAAGATCGGTATGGCGCCCCGACGGCATACCACATACTGCGCGGCCATCCCGGCAATCTCCGCTACCTGGACCAGTCGCGATGGGAGTGGGATCGCTACCCCGCTTTCAACACGCGCACCGGTATGCGCAACGTGATCCACTACTACCGCTCCCGTCGCGGGGAAACCCGCGGCGTCCCCATGCTTGCCCCGGTGCTCGAGCCGCTGCGCATGTTGACCCGCTACACCCAGGCGGAACTCATGGCCGCCGTGGTCTCCGCCATGTTCACCGTTTTCGTCAAGACCCCCACAGGGCAAGGTATGGGCAATCTCACGCCCGCCCCCGGCGCTCGTCCCGTGGTCACCCAGGCGCAGGACACCTCCCAAGGCAAACCCGATCTGCAACTTGGGAACGGCCTCATCCTGGACCTGATGCCGGGCGAGGATGTCGCCTTCGCCGATCCCAAGCGCCCAAACAGCGGCTTCGATCCCTTTTTCCTGGCCATGGTGAGACAGATCGGCATCGCCATCGGCATCCCGTACGAGGTGCTGATCAAGCACTACACCGCGTCTTACTCCGCAGCACGCGCCGCCCTACTAGACGCCTGGGCCTTTTTCCAGACCATGCGTGCCGACCTGGTCGACAACGTCTGCGCCATCGTCTACGCCGTCTGGATGGCCCAGGAAGTCGCCCAGGGGACCATTGCGGCTCCCGGTTTTTTTGCTTCCCCCCTGGTGCGCGCTGCCTGGCTCGGCGCCCAGTGGAACGGCCCCGCCATGAAGCAGATCAACCCAAAGGACGAGGTCGAGGCCGCCAAGATCCGGGTGGACGAAGGATTCACCACCAGGGCCGAAGAAACCGCGCAGATGAACGGCGGCGATTGGGAGACCAAGCACCGGCAGCGGGTGAAAGAAGAGCAGATGCGCAAAGAAGGCGGTCTCGCGGACGTCCCCACCCAGATCAAAAAAACCATCACCCAGTCGGTAGACGAAAACCCGGACGCCGCCGACGCTCCCGACAAGCCGGAGGCTGCATGAACCTTTTAGAACTTCTCGGCGACGCATGGGCAATCAAGCCCAACCACCTGGAACTCCTGCAACAGCTCTACGTGGAGAGGAAAGAGCGGCGCCTCAGCGCCAGCGAGCTCAAAGACGTAGAACTCGCCATCGGGAAGCCCCTGAACAACAACGCGGAGAAACCCTACCAGGTAATAGAAGGCGTCGCCATCATCCCCGTCATGGGTTCCATCGCCAAGCGTGGCAGCTTTTTCAGCAACGTCTCCGGACTCACCTCGTACGAGGCGATCCAGCAGAATCTGCGTGAGGCCGAGAGAGACCCGCAGGTTCTGGCCGCCCTGCTGAACATGGACACACCCGGCGGCACCGCCAACGGCACCGCCACAGCCGCCGCCGAGATTCGCCGCTTTGCCCAGGTGAAGCCCATCGGTGCCTGGACGGACGGCATAATGACCTCTGCCGGCATGTGGCTCGGGGCGGCCACTGGCGACGTTCGCATCGCCAACGACACCACCGAGCTCGGCTCTATCGGTGTCATCTCCAGACACGTGGATGTCTCCAAGATGCAGGAGCTGGAAGGCGTCAAAACCACCGTCCTTACCGCCGGCCGCTACAAAGGGGTAGGTCACCCCTACGCTGCCCTCAGCGCCGAGCACCAGGGCGTTATGCAGGAACGGCTTGACTACCTGTACAGCGCCTTCGTCAACGCCATCGCAGAGTACCGCGGACGGAGCCCTGAAGAGGTGCTGCAGACCATGGCCGACGGACGCATCTTCACCGGCAGGCAGGCTATCGAGATCGGTCTCGCCGACGGCATGATGAGTTTTGACGATATGGTCAACCACATGCGCCAAAAGGCGCAAAAAAAACATACAACGCTATCCGTAACGGGCGGGAAAGCCTCAGCGGAAATACCACAGGAGGAAAAAAACATGAAGCTCGAAGAACTCAAGGAGCAGTATCCCGCCCTTTACTCGGAAGTGTTCGAGTCCGGCGCAACCGCCGAGCGGACGAGGATCCAGGGGGTCCTGACGCTGCCTGGCGCTGCCGCCATGGCCCACAAGGATCTGGTGCACGGGCTTGCCTTTGACGGCAAAACCACCGCGCCCGAAGCGGCTCACCAGGTGCTCTTGGCAGAGGACCGCATGCGGGTCCAGGCTGCTGACGACATGCAAGCCGAGGCGGCAAGGCCGGCCCCGGTTGCCTCCGCCGAAGGCGGCGGCGAGGTGGAGGCAAAGCAGACCGCCGAAGCCCAGTCTCTGTCCGCAAAGATGATCGCCCAGGCCAACGAGGGAAAGTAATCCCTTCAACCCATTTCAGGAGGATTTACCATGGCTGAAGAATTCAAGTACGACAACCTTCTGGCTGGCTGCGGACCCTGCGGTTCCGACACCGGCACCCTGCTTTCCGGCGAAAACCGCAAACGCGGCGCGGTCCTGGGCAAGATCACCCGTGCGCTTGGCGCCACCACCCCCGGCGGGGGCAACACTGGTAACGGCGACGTCACCGGCGAGGCCCTGAAAAAATCCACCCAGGTTGGCAACTACCTGCTCACCTGCACCGCCGCAGCGGCCAACGGCGGCACCTTCTCGGTGGTGGCACCCGACGGCACCCGGCTTGCCGATGCTTCGGTCGGCGTTGCCTACGCCAACGATCACCTCGCATTCACCATCGCCGACGGCGCCACCGACTATGCAGTCGGCGACACCTTCACCATCGCGGTCGCCGCCGGCTCCGGAAAGCTGAAGATCGTCGACAGCGACAACGTTGACGGCTCCAACGCCCCCTACGCCATCCTGGCCGCCGACACCGACGCCAGTGCCGCCGACAAGGTCTGCCCGCTTTACAAGTGCGGCGAGTTCAACTCCAACGTCCTCACCTTCGGCGCCGGCGACACGGCAGCGACCCACAAGGAAGCCCTGCGCGATCTCGGCATCTTGCTGAGGGACTCCGTCAAAGCCTAGCACAAACCAACTAGAAACCGCGCCGCTACATGCGGCAGCGAAAGGAGAATAAACATGAGCATCGATCTCTTCGGCACCAGGTTCCTCCTGGACACCGTGAACCAGTTCAAGCGTCCCAAGCGCTTCCTGTTGGACATGTTTTTCCGCGGCTTCAAGCAGTTCGACACCAAAACCGTCGACATCGACATCTACAAAGGGAAGCGCCGGATGGCCCCCTTCGTGTCCCCGGTCCTGGAAGGAAAGGTCATGGAGCGCCTCGGCTACTCCACCAACAGCTACACACCGCCGTACATCAAGCCCAAGCGCCCGACCCAGGCAGGGGACCTGCTGAACCGTCCGGCCGGCACCGTGGTCTATCCCGGCGCACAGACCGCAGGCGACCGCGCCGCCGCGTTGCTCACCAAGGACCTGACGGAGCTCATGGACGGCATCACCCGGCGCGAGGAATGGATGGCGGCCAGTGCCCTCACCACCGGCAAGATCAACGTCGTGGGCGACGGCGTGAACGACCTGATCGACTTCCAGATGGCGGCAACCCACCTGGTGGACCTGGACGGAAACGCCCTCTGGAGCGCCACCGAAACCTCGGACCCGGTTGCCGATTTGCAGGCCTGGTGCTTGCTCACCCTGAAAGACGCCGGTTTCTCCTGCAACACCATCGTCATGGATCCCGATGCCTGGAAGCTCTTCATCAACCATCTCAAGGTCAAGGGCAACACCGACCTGCTGAGCCGTTTCAAGATCCAGACCGGCCAGATCGACCCGCAGCAGATGGACGACGGCATTGCCTTCTGCGGCACGATCAACGACGGCATAGTTTTCGCCGACATCTACGTCTACGCCGAGTGGTACATCGACGACCAGGACAACGACACCGAAAAGCCGATCCTCCCCTCCGGGACCGTCATCTGCGGGAACCCGCGCGCGCAGAACACCAAGCTTTACGGCGCAATCCAGGACATGAAGGCTCTGCAGGAGCTCGGCGGCACCCTGATCGCCGCGCCCTTTTACCCCAAGACATGGATCACCGAGGACCCCTCCGTCCAGTGGCTGATGCTGCAGTCGGCTTCGCTGCCGGCGCTCAACCAGCCGGACGCATTCGTAAGCGCCCTGGTGAAGTAAGAAGAGAGTTACCGCTGGCGGCTTGAGCAGAAGCCGCCAGCGGTAAACGACGGGAGGGAATGAATGCCGCTGGACCTCGATGCCGATCTTCACATTTTTTTTCAGGATTCGGGCGATATCGCCCAAGCAGCAGGCAGCGAACCCTTTACCGTCCTCTTTTCCGATGGCAGCAAGAACCTGGCACTGTTCGACCGCGAAGTCAACAGCACGGCGCCATTCTTCCTGAGCCGGCAGTCCGACATCGACGCCAACTTCGTCGAGAACGGCACCCTGATCACCATCAACAACCAGGACTACGCTGTCACCAACGTAGCGCCTGACGGAGCGGGGCTGGCGGTAGTCACCCTGACCAACGCATGAGCAGACGTCAACAGCTGGTAGATGCCATCGAGGCGCGCCTGAAGGACATCGCCAACGGAGTGGTGTTCAACCTCCCCGACGGCGCCTACGTCTGCCAGAACAACATCAACGGGGTCTATCCCTGGCGCAAGACCCCGTTCAACCCCAACGAACTCCCGGCCATCGAGTTCTGGGACGCCAGCTCGGACGACTCCCCGGGCGCGTCCGGCCAGCACGAGCACCAGCTCCCCATCGTGCTGCAGGTGTCGACGGCGGGTAGCCAGCCCGCCTCCGTGGCCAGGACCCTCATGGAGGACATTGTGGCCGCCATCGGTTCCGACCCGCGCTGGGGTAACCTGGCCAGCTGGACCGACATCACCGGCCATGGCCTCATGATCGAAAAGGCCGGCGACGTCATCGCCGGCGCCCAGATCCTATTCACCGTCCGCTACCGCACGCCGCTTTGGCGGCTGTAACCCAAAAAAAGGCCCGCTATGCCCGAATCCGCACAACACATCATCCTGGGGATCGCGCTCTACAAAGCGGTCGAGTTGTTGGTCGCGCTGGTTTTCAAACGCCTGACCAGCAACGATTTCGTGACCAAAAAAGCGTGCGAGGACTGCAGCAGCAGGGACAACGTCGCCATGACTAGACTCACCGGAGAAATCGCAATCATCAAGGGGATCCTTCTTGTTATTGCGGTGAAAGGCGAGGTGCCAGCTGAAGACCTTGCCAAGCTGACGCAGTACACAGGGTAAGGATGCGACCGTGGCCCGTAACCTTTGCATACAGACCGGCCAGCCCATCTGACGCGACTGCTGCCCATGCGGCCTGCCGTGCGCAGACCACGACCAAGACCCGGCTTCGCCGGAAAAGAAGGAGGCCCCAAGTGGCTCAGAAGACGATCACCTTTAAAGAAGCCCGCGACCTCGGGCCGTACGGAATGGTGGCAGCGGGGGAGTCCCGCAGCGACCTCCCGGAAGAGTACGCCGGGCTGCAGGTGCAGTACGGGTTTGCCGACGAAGAACCGGCCACCCCCCTTACCGGGAAAAAAAACAAGCAACAGGAGGATTAGGCCATGGCCGGAGAACAGTACCTCGCATTTTACAAGGAGACCGAACGAGGCACAGCCCCCGGGGGCCCCTCCTACAAGTTCCTGCAGATCATCGACGGCTGGCCCAAATTCAAGCCGAGCGACGAGCCGCGCAAGGAGTTCGCCGGGGTGAATACCGCCCTGGGTGACCGCACCGTGCGCCGCAAGGAAAGCCAGTACACCGCAGCCCCGAAGTTTTACTACCGTCCCGGCGCGGAGACCGGCACCTTCCTGCGCCAGCTCCTGGGCTTTGCCGGCACCCGCACTACCGTCGACACCAGCGGCAAGACGGGGATCCTGTACGCCAACACCGCCATGCCCTACGGTTCCGGGCTCCCGCTGGAAGATGAGGCCCTCGGGCTGGTACCCAACCTGGACGAAGCCGGGACCACCAAGAGCCAGGTCTACGGCGGCTTCCGCCCCGCCTCCGCAACCTTCGAATTCAAGGGGACCGACGACGTGGTCGTTACCATCGAAGGCCAGGGCGCCGGCGGATGGGTTGGCGCGGTCGATCAGGCGGCGATTGGCGGCGTCTCGCTCCCCGCCATCGAGCCCTTCAACTGTTCCGAGGTCCGCTACTACCTGGGCTCCGGCATCAGCCGCACCGGCGTCGCTCCCGACTTCACAGCGATCGCCGCCGGCACTATGAAGGAGTTCAAGCCGGACAGCCTGACCCTGAAGATCACCACCGGCCTCACCGACAAGGTGGTCGGCAACGGCATCAAGGGGCCGAGCAAGACCACGCGCTCGGCGCAGTTCTCGGTGGAAGTCAACGCCGAATGCGACTACGAGGACCCCTCCAGCGGTTTCTCCAGCGCCGACGAGTACAAGCGCCTGTTCAGCGGCCCGGCCACCAACAGCCTGCTCATCGTGATGACGCACGCCGACCTGGCCGGCGCCGCCACCGAGCGCTACCAGACCATCATCGACGTGCCGCTCATGCAGCTGAATGCCGAGCGCGCCGAGCCCGACAACGAGGGAAAGACCCCGAGCCAGAAGCTCGCCTACAAGAGCCTGATCGACCCGGCCATCGGCTACCCCATCGCCATGATCACCGTCGACCGCGCCGCATCCTACTAACCTCTCATCCGGGAGACCGCCCGCCGGTCTCCCGAGAAAAGGATCACTGATGAACATCAACAGCGTCAACCACATCTACCAGGCCGTCCCGCCGTACCAAAAAAACCGCGAGCTGGCCCTCATCATGGCGGGCGAGATTATCGCCCGTGAAAGAAAAGCCAACCCCGACATGCCCGACCAGGAGTTGTGGTCCAAAGCGGCGGCCGAGGCGGATGAAAAGTGCGGCATGATGTGGTTCGGCCTTACCGGCGTCTCCATGCCCGAGACCGATGCCTTGGATCGCGCGGTCGCCATGCTCTACAACGACCACAACCGCGAGAAAGCCAGCGAGCTGGACATCCAGAAGCGCATCGAGCTGGTCAAGAAGCACGTCGTCAGCATCAACAACCTGGAGCTCGACGGGCAGCCCGTCACCGACTTCGACACCTTCTATGCACTGGCCGACAAGGTCCTGGTGCGCTGGGTCTGCGACGCTGTGCACAGCCAGATCACCCTGAGCGCCGCCGAAAGAAAAAACTTCATGCCGGGGTCAGTTTCTCCTGCCTGATCTCGGCCGGCAAAAGCGGAGAGTGGGAGTGCGGCAGTTGCAGTGAAAAGCTGAGGCAGATCCGCAACTGTCGCAACCGCAGAGGCTATAAGCACGTGATTCTCAAGGGGCGTGACGAGTGGCGACAGGTATCCGCCAGCATCCCGCACGTGCTGAAGATAGGCGACACCAAGTTTTTCGAGTGCCCCGTCAGCGCCATCAAGCCCCGCACCTGGGGTCTGATGCGACTGGTCAACGAAACCGCCCTGGGCGAGCACATGGAACAGCTGCACTACCCCGAGCCGGGCACCATCCTGGACCAGCCCCCCCGTTGGCGGGAAGCCGTCCGGATCGTACGCCAGGAGCACGCCGAGCACAAAGCACGCGAGTTCGACAAGCTGAAGCAGAACCAGAAATAAGGAGAGGCGCATGAGCGAGAAAAAGATAAGCGTATCCCTCGAAGGGAGGATGGACAGCCTCTCCTCGACGCTGAAGCAAGCCGAGGTAGAGACCGAGCGGCACACGCGGGCCATGGCATCCGATTTCTCAAGGGTGGACGGGGGGGTCATGTCCGTGGGCCGTTCACTGGGAAGTCTGGCTGTGGCTACAGGTATAAGCGGTGCTGTCATGGGCGGCTTCGGAAGAGAGCTCGTGGGTGCCGCTCTTGCTGCCGAACGGCTGAACATGCAATTTAAGGCATCTACTGGCAGTGTCGCACTGGCTGGTGCTGAACTGTCCTACATTCGTGATCTAGCCCAGAAGCTTGGCCTCGACTTCCAATCAACAGCGCAATCTTACAGCAAGTTTTTAGCAGCGACCAAGAACACGGCCATAGAGGGTGAACCAGCCAGACGTGTTTTCGAGGGGGTGTCTGCGGCCGTGACTGCGCTAAGTCTCTCGACCGATGATGCAAACGGCATCTTTTATGCGTTGAACCAGATGATGAGCAAGGGAAAAGTCAGCGCCGAAGAGCTGCGTCAGCAACTTGGTGAACGCCTGCCTGGTGCAGCCAGATTGGCCGCCGAGGCTATGGGTATGACAACACGTGAATTCGATAAGCAAATGGCTCAAGGGAACATCTTGGCTGAGGATCTTCTTCCAAAACTTGCCAGCATGTTACAGAAAACCTATGGCGACGCTGCATCCGAGGCGGCAACAAAGGGCCAAGCCGCAATAAACCGGATGAACAACGAAATCCGCGAAATGAAAACTCTTTTGGGCGAATCAATTCTCCCTGCATTTGTAGATTGGTCGACCGGTGCCGTCAATTCCGTTGAATTGGTAATCAGAAAAATCGCTGAAGCAAAAATCATTTGGACAGGATGGGCCAAAGAATTCGGCATCATGATGAAAGGTGGGCCGCTTGGCACTAACTGGCTCACTTCTAAAGGTCGCGCCGAAATAGCTGCGGAGATGGAAGCTCAAGAGCAAATGACCGTCTATTCGCTCCAGAAACTAAACGAGCGCTTCGATGGGGCATCGTCTCCCGTCCCGCCCAAGGGGAAAAAAGGCGGGGGTGCCCCTGGGGGCATCACTGGCAACGACAAAGGCGACAAGACCCAGGAGCTCTACAACGCCTACAGCACCGCCCTGGACGGTTACAACAAGCAGCTCCGCGCGCTGAACCCCAACCTGGATGAGTTCGACCGCAAGATGGCCGCCATCGACGAGCAGCTTGCCAGCCAACTGGAAAAATTCACCGGCTTCGAGGGTAACCCTGGGGTGCAGAAATACATCGCCTCCCTGAAGGATGCCGCCGCACAAACGAAGCTTGCCATCATGCAGGACGAGGACCGCAAGAACAACGCCATCCTCCCCTATTCCCAGGACGAAAACAGCGCCTCGTACCTGAACGTCTTAGGGCAGATGTCCGAAGGCCAGCAGGAGCAGTTCGACAAGTCCGCCATGCGGAACAAGTGGATGGTCGCCCAGGCCGACTACGACCGCAAAGAAGAGCAGGCCGCCTTCGATCACAACCGCGTGCTCGCCAGCATCACCGAATCGTCGGAGCAGGCAAAGCTTATGTCGCTTGGCAGGCAAGAAGAAGCCCTCCTGTCGCACTTCAATTTTGAGCAACAGCAGGCCGCTCTACAGCTTCAATGGACCCTTGACCACACAGCCCTCGATGAAGAGCAGAAGGCACAAATCATTGGGGAGTACAACGCCAAAAGGATCCAAGCCGAGCAGGAAAAATCCCTTAGACTGGGCGAAATCTGGTGGAATGACTCGCAAAAGTACATTGGCTTTGCTGAGAACATGACCACCATGGGCATTCAGATGCTCCTGTTCGACGAAGACCAGAAAAACCAGATCGGTCGCCGCATGCTGGCGACATCCCTCCGGTTTGTCACCCAAGGACTCCAGCAGTACATGATGGGAAAGGCCAAAGAACATGTGTTGAACGCTGCTGGGATGGCTGGAGCGATCACCACTAAAGTGACACAGGCCGAAACGGAGATGGCGATAGGTGCAGAGCAAGCCACGGCATGGGCAGCCTACTTCTCCGCCATGAGCATGAACCCCTACGGGGGACAAGCCTTTGTCCCCGCGGCAACAGCAATGACGGCAGCCGCGGCGGGTTTTGGCGTGGCTACCGGGACTATAGCTGCAACCGGGGCCGGTGGTATCGCGTCAGAGTTGGGTATGGCGGCCGCATGGGGTGCCGGCGGCATAGCTGTTGGGGCTTTGGGAGAGGCAGGTGCAACCTCGATAGAAGGGGGCACCAGCGGAAGCACTTCGGCCGCCGGGTACGGCGCTGGCAGCCCGGCCTCTCCCGTCGTCACCCAGCCTCAGTACGGCACCGGAAATCAGCAACCGCTGACTGTCTACTTCAACTTCAGCGGGGTCATGACCGACTCGGCAAACTTGTCGAGGTGGATGGAAGAGTCGATGGCGCCCCTGATGCGAGACCTCACAGGCAGAAATGTAATTTTTATCCCTAGAGAAGATCCCTAGGGTGGCGGAGGCACGCATGGCCGAGATCATAAACTTTCCCGACAGAAGCCACAGGGCACGGCTCGAAGCCATTGTAAGGTGGGCATACGAAACGCACGATCCCGCGACCCGGTCCAAGAAGATCTCTGATGCGATGGCGGTTCTGGATAAATACGGGCACATGCCCTCATTTCAGCTGCAGGCCCCATCTGGCCAGCCTTTTACCGACGATCAGGTTCAGGCGATAAAGGTGGCCGTGCACTCGCACGCGCGCCTGGTTGTCGAGATGATGAGGTCTGCCATGCTCGACATCATCACCCTCAGGACAATCCTCACCGATCTGGAAAACGGATAAGGAGCCGCCTTTGAACCAGCCTCTCTTCATCTACGGCGACTACGCGGATAATGCCACCGTCACGCTGGCAAACTCCGCAGCGAACCAGACCGGCGCCGACGTGCTGCAGGCCAACGAGGACACCTACGTCTCCCCGGCGACGACCACGCTCACCATCACCGTTGACATGCTCGCCCCGGTCTCCTGCGGCGTCTTCGCCCTGGCCGGAGAAAATCTCAACGGGATCACCGTCGCGCTGCTTGCCAGCACCGACAACTTTGCGGCATCCAACGTCACGGTCTCCGCGGCCGCCGCCATCACCGGCAACACCGCCGCCTGGCGCCCGTTCAACGCCGCCAGCTACCGCTACTGGCGCCTCGTCGTCACCGAGGCCACCACGGCAACCCGCGTCTACCACGTGGCCCTTTCGCCGCTTTATCTCCTCCCCTTCATGGAGGACGGCGCCGACCTCGACTGCTTCACTGCCACCACAAACCAGGTGGTGAGCCCCCAGGGGCACCTCCTGGATATCCAGCTGGTCAAGACCGAGCGCACGCTCTCTCTCAACTGGGGCCAGGTGGACGACAACGAATACTTGCTGTTCTGGGCCTGGGCCCTCGCCTGTGTCTACCGCCCTCAGGGGTTTTTCTTCATCCCTGACAGCGCCGTCTCCACCTGCATGTTCGGCTACACCGACCCGAAATTCAAGTTTTCCGCGCCCATGAAAAAGGGGCTGCGTGACATCTCCGTCATTCCCTTCACCTCGAGGTTTGCCTGATGCCCAGCGCCGCCTGGATAGCTGCTTCCAAAAAGACCCCCATGCAGCCGGTGTTTTACGCCGCCTGCGAGTCGGTCGAAGCCATCAACGTCGAGCAGAAGCTCGCCAGCGACTGGAACGCGGGGACCATTGACAACCTGGACGTGTTTACCCGCGAGGATGGCGTAGTGGGCGTGCGCAACAAGCTCTACACCTACAATCACACGCAGGTGACCTGGCATGATCTGGACGTGCACCTGAACTCGGCCTCATCGCCGTGGTTTTCAGCGCCGACTGACGGTTACGCGGAATCCATTACGGCGTTGTGGCGGATCGTGTTCCCGCGGGCAACCCTCGGTATTCTTGCTGCAGTCGAGACCGCGCTTGGCTGGAGCGGCTCCGTCACAGACGGGTCCGGTTACGTCTGGTGGTCAGCCACCACACCGGTACCCCAGATTAAACGGATGCTCGGGCTGGGGCTTTTCGCCGCTGCTTCACCCGTTCCTGCCGGCACAGACATACTGTCGGCGTACAATGGATACGGTTCGGTGACGTACGGCGGTGTCACCGCCAATGTTTATCCTGTTGACGACGCCAATTTCAGTGTTGAATTCCGCGCCAAGACCGGCACGATCACCACCAAGGCGTTCGACCTCGGCATAGTCCCCAACGTCAACAGCCGCGTGCTGATTGACGACATGGTCACCGGCGCGTCCTCCATCATCTACGTAGCGGAGGGGAGCACCACCGGAACCGACGGGTGGGTATCCCTCGGTACCATCACGGACGGCCGTGAAATAGCACCCTACCGCTACTACCGCTTCCAGATCACCTTCGTCTCCACCGGCTACGACACGCCGGAGCTCTACTCCATCCGGGTGGTCGGCGGCGACAAGCAGGTAGTCCACATCGGCACGCACCGCGGCGAGCCCGCGCTCAGCTCCGGCGAAGTGGCCCCGTACCTGCAGAAGGTCTCCAACATCAGCAGCAAGATCGCCCTCCGCGACAAGCCGACCGTCGGCGACCTGACCCTCGACCTGGCCTGGATGCCGCTCACCTCCGACCTGGTGCAGAGCACCGGCAAGCGGCGCAGCGTCACCGTCTACCTCGGGTTCGTCGGGCTCCCCCTTGCCGACTACGAGCCCTACTTCACCGGCGTATGGGAGAGCTACACCGCCGACCAGGAGAAGCGCACCTTCACCGTCAAGCTGCGGGACGTCTGGAAGCGGTTCAAAAAGAAAATCCCCGATCTGCAGAACAACGCAGGCGTCCAGGTCAACACCTATCACCAGTTTGGCGAAGCTCCTTCCGGCACAGGGGACCCGCTCAACATCATCGACGCCATGGTCCAGGTGGCGGACATGGCCAAGGCCCCGGACCGCTTCATAGACCGCGCCGCCTTCTCCGCGCTCAAGGCCGCCCACTACACCGGGGCCGAGTGGAACGTCTACCGCGTGCTCACCGACCAAAAGGACAGCGACGATCTGCTCAAGGAGCTGGCCGTCACCGCCGGCATCTTCCTGGTCCCCGCACCCAACGGCAAACTCACCCCGTACCACTACGACACCGTAGCGGCCGCGGTGCCGACCGTTACCCTTGACGCCGCGCAGATAAAGTTCAGCAACCTCGTGCCCGACATGGCCGAGACCGTGACGCGCCACAACATCTTCTTCAACCTCATCGAGGACAGCCAGGGCCGGAGATCCGGCGGCACCCCCAGCGACTACTCCCATGTCTACACCACCGTAGGCAGCACCAACAGCGTGATAGCCGAGCGCGACCGCGAGGAGGTGATCACCGGCGAGTGGTTCGACAACTGGGGCCTTGCCGCCGGCGTGGCCAACGGCGTCCCCAACCCGCTCACCCGGCTCGCGGACCGGCTGGAAAGCTGGTACACCCCCATCGCCACCGTCAACGGCAAACAGGTCGCCACCACCAAGGTGACCGTGCGCGCCGAGAACGTGCCGCTGCGCTACTACTCCGAGGTCACCCCGGGCAAAACCGTCTACGTCGACAACCTGCGCCTCCCCTGTCCGACGTCCTCATGGGGCGGGTTCAGCGATCAGGTCAAGTTCCTGGTGCTGGGATGGGTCGTGGACCAGAAAAACTACACCCTGACCCTCGACCTGTTCCAGATCACCTCCCTAGAGTACAACCAGAACCCGACCTGGAGCACCTACAGCCGGCTCGATCTCTTTCCCCCGGTCACCGGGCTCAGCCTGGCCGCCACCGTGATTTTCGGCGCCGACGGGATATCCCGCCCGGGGCTTGCAGTTTCCTTTGTGCCTCCGGCGGGGTACACCGCAGGCGCCTACGAGGTCTGGGTTTCCGCAGGCGGAGGCACCCCCACGGTCTATACGGCGATTCCCGCCGCGCAAGCCGGTTCCACCGTCTACCTGACCATCCCGGTGACCGCCGGCGCCGACTATACCGTCTCCGTGGTCACCATCGCCGGTTCCGGCGCGCGCCCCGCGTTCCAGGACGCCCCTGCGGCCACAGCCACCGCCGGCAGCGTTGCGGAGATTTCCTCGCAGACGCTGCAGATGCTGAATACCGAAGCCACCAGCGAAATGATCGACGATTACTTCGCCGGCAAGACTTCACTGATCAGCATCCTCGACACCCGCAACATGCTTTTCGAGCTCGGGGTGGTAGGCCCCGGGGTCGCTGCAACCTACACCGAGGCACTGTCCCAGGCAGCCAGCGAGATGAATCTGAACAAGAACCTGCTGCAGAGCCTGAACAGCATGGTCTCCGGACTCATCACCAGCGAGTACAGCGATACCACCACCTACACCGTCGGGCAGTTCGTCAAAGCCGCTGACGGCAACACCTACCAGTGCATCCTGGAGACCACCGGGCACGCACCGCCCAACGCCACCTACTGGCTGCTGACCTCCGATCTGGTCAGCATGGTCAACGAGATCCAGCAAGATCTTGACGCCGCCACCGCAACCTGGACCAGCACCGCGCAGCAGCTCACCGCCGATCTGCGCGCTCTGGACGGAGCAGGGACCGGACGGGTCACCATTGCGGAAACCGAGATAGAGCAAAACGCCGCCAACATCACCCTGACCGGAACTGCCATCACCGGGCCTCTGGCCTTTGTCGCCGGCGCAGTGGTCGAACCCGGTGTTCAGGTCGAGGGAGTAGCGGACGTAACCGGCCTGGAGGTCCAGGTCAGCAGGACCCGCATCGACCTCGACAGCGCCAACGCAGCGATAACCCTGGGTGCGAGCCGTCTGGACTCCCTCGCCGGCAGGATGAGCGCCGCAGAGATAGAGATTGACGGCGCTAACGCCTCGATCTTACTGCAGGCGGGAGAGATCGACGCCATGGACGGCAGGGTGTCCACCGCAGAGGTCGCCATCGACGGCGCCAATGCCGCTATTGCCCTCCGGGCCACCAGCGCAGCACTCAGTGCGGAGGTCGACGTTCTCAGCGACATGATCGGGCTGAAGCTGGACGCGGGGCCGATCAGCGCCGGCCTGGCCATCAGCTGGACCGACGAGACCCACACCCGGAGCAACATCACCGCCTATGCCGACACCTTCAGATTTGCCAAGCCGGACGGAACCGGCCCCGTCAGCATCGTTTTAATCGGGGAGGTCGACGGCGTGGAGCAGGTCGGCATCAACGGCAACCTGGTTGTTGATGGCACGGTGTCGGCCCGCATGATGGCCGCAGACGTCTTTGTCGGGGGAAACTTCAGCGGGGAAACCTTTACAGGCAACACTTTCCAGACTGCAGAGTCCGGCGAGCGGTTTGTGGTCTCCGCCACCGACAATCTGGCCCACTTCTGGGGAGATCGCGGCGATGGCACCATCGAGGAGATCGCAACCATTGGTGCGGCAACATCGGGTGGAGACAGGAGAGGCGTCTACGCCCAGGTCAGCTATGGTCCAAAGGGCACCAATCCCAACCCCTTCCAGTACGGGGCGGTTGAGGGCAAAAACACAGCCGTTCGAACTGGCGCCACTGCGGTTCTCGGCACATCAGATTCTATGCCAGCGGTAGGCGGGTTTTCTAGCACAGGTGACGGAGTCTTGGCATGTTCAACCTCAGGGTATTCGATAAACGCATATAACGGCAGGAAATGGGGAGCAGGGCAAGCTGACAATAAGGCCCCGTTGAGACTGCAGCCAAGCGATTCATCCAGCGCCCCCACCCATTTGGCCGACATCGGTGCACTTTGGGTAACATCGGCGGGCATTCTCTATATCAACAAAGGGGCATACACATGGGAAAAGGTAGGCGCGCAATGAGTGGCACTAAGTAATGGATCTCAGAGACCTGCAACGCGAAACCTACTACACCGAGCGCATCGCCGAGCTTGGCCGCATCGTCCTCAACGCCAACCAGCAGCTGAACGTGCAGCGAGCCGAGATCGACAGGCTCACGGCCGAGAATGAACAACTGAAGGTGGCACAGCAACCCATAGGAGACTCACATGACCACTAAGATAATCACCCCGCTCGCAACGGCATCGGTTCCGGCCGAGTCCAGTGGTGCAGATTACAACAAGGACGCACCGCTCAACGCCGTCGAATTTGCCCAGAACCTGGTGAACCTGCGTGCGGCGGTGGACAGGCGGCTACTGTCCTCTGACGTCGCCGTCGGCGGCGGGGCCAACCTGGTCCCGAAGTGTGATGCTTCCGGCAATTTCCTGGCGGGGGCAGCAAGCGGCACAACGCACAGGATGGTAAAAAACGCGCCGAGCAACTACGGGCTGATGGTGGAGAACAGTTCCGCTACCAATCCCTACGGGCTCAACGTGTACATGTCGGGAATCACCGGCGGTGCGGCACCCTATCTGCTCGTTTGTGCAGACAACGCCTCCAGGCTCCTGGTTCTCGGCAACGGCAACGTACAGAACGTCAACAACTCCTACGGAGCCATTTCGGACATCAAGTACAAGGAAAACATCACCGACGTCGACCCGGCCGCCATCTGGGAAAAGTTCAAGCGGTACCGGTTCGTCAGCTACAACCTCAAAGCCGACCCCGATAAGAAGAAGCTGCTCGGCATGATCGCCCAGGAAGTTGAGCTCGTCTCGCCTTCGCTTGTAGAGGAAACGCAGGACCTTATGAACGTCGAGGTGGTGAACGAAGAAGGCGAGACGGTAATCGAGCAGCAGCCGACCGGGGAGACTTCCAAAGGCGTCAAGTACTCGATCGTGAGCCTGGAGGCGGAAGTCGCACTACAGCTGGCCATGGCGCGGATAGAAGTACTCGAAACACGCCTTGCTGCCCTTGAAGGAGGCGCCTAGTGCTACCGATCCGCGTCATACCGTCGCCCGTTCAGGTTTACCCGATCTACGTACAGCCCGGAGACACTGCTCAAAACATCATCATCTCCGTGCGCCAAATCCTTGCCAAGAGCGAAACCGTCAGCTCTGCCCAGGCTGACGACACGCAGACGGTGATCGCCGCTACCGCGGCAGATGGTGACGTCCTTATCGACGTGGCAGGCCCGGCAAACGGCGTGCAGAAACCGGTAAGGCTCACGGTGCACGGCTCCCTGGGGAGCTCCCGCGTGGTGAGCCTGCTGGTGATCGGCAAAGACCCATTCGCCGCGTTCGTGCCGCAGACGCCCAACATCTTTCTTCGTTGGCGGGGCGGTTACTCGGAGACTGCAGATTACCTGCCCTACGACCTGGTGCTCTACGGCGGCATCATCTACCTGGCCTTGGTTGCCAGCACCGGATCATCCCCCGATGCTCACCCCACCCAATGGATGGCATGGGCGGGAACTGGCGGCGGGGGTGGTGGCGGAAGCAATATTTACGTCGATACAGGCGGGACCGGCAGGATGTGCACGTATCGCCACATCTGGGTAGGCCCCGGCGATGATGATTGGAGTGTCGCAGTTGTAGGCGTGCAATAGCAACCCATTTCCTTTGCGGGAGAACACCCGCCAGGAGCTTTTTATGAAAATCAGACTGCTTATCCTCCTTTGCGTCCTCTTTGCCGCTGTGCCGGCCTTCGCCGTGGATCTCACCGCCTCCTCCTTTGGCGCCATGTCCACTGCGGGCGGGAAACTGAAGGCATCCAAGCCGGGCGACACCTTCAACTTCGATTTCAGCGGCGCGACGGTCACCAAATCCGGCAAGTCGATCAACGTTACCATCCCGCAAATCGCTGGTCCTGCCGGTCCAACAGGTCCTGAAGGTCCCCCCGGCGCGACAGGACCAACCGGCCCTCAAGGTGTACAAGGCAATCCCGGCCTTTCTCTCAACTGGCGCGGGGACTGGCAGGGGAGCCCGACCGGATACGTCAAGGATGATGCAATCTACCGGCTCGGGGCATCCTACCGTGCCGTTGCCTTCTCTTCCAACGTGGACCCGTCAACAGACCTTCTTTACCAATACTGGTTCCCTGTGGCAATGAAGGGTTCAACCGGAGCGACAGGCCCGCAAGGTCCTGCTGGTGCAACGGGCCCCCAAGGGCCGAAAGGTGATACCGGCGCAACCGGCGCAACTGGTCCCCAGGGTGTCCAGGGTGTCCAGGGGCCACAAGGTCCGGCAGGCGCCACAGGCGCCACCGGTGCAACAGGTTCGACTGGCCCACAGGGACCGCAAGGCGTGAAGGGTGATAAGGGGGACACCGGCACCGGAGTTATCGCTGGCGGGTCTACCGGGCAGTCTCTCACCAAAAATAGCCCGACCGATTACGACATGGTGTGGGGTGGGCCGTTCAAATCCCTCACCGCCTTCGACGACTACTCCACCGCAAAGGGCATTCAGGACGCCGCGCAGGACGCAGAGATAGCGACCAAGGCTTCCACCTCCTCCCTAGGCACCGCAGCATATACCGCGTCTAGTTCCTATGCTACAGCAGCGCAGGGGTCGAAGGCGGATACGGCGTTGCAGCCGGGAGACGTGGACAACGAGGTTTACACCTCTGACTACAACGGTGGGGTGCTGTCCCATGTCGCCATCAATCAGGCGATCACGGATATAGGCAGCGCGGTCAAAACGCTGGTGGTCACTCCCGGCACGTACCCCATGAGCAACCATGTCACCGTCCCCGCCAACATCACACTGAGGGTGCAGCCGGGGGCGATCATCGACCATACGGCGGGGGTGCTCACTATCAATGGCCCACTTGATGCACCGGGGCAGATGTGGCTGGACAATTTCGAATACCCCAACCTTGTCTTTGGCAAGATGGTTGGCCAGGTCTATGTCGATTGGGTGGACGCGGCGGGGGATGGTGCCACGGCAGATCAAGTGCCACTTCGCGCTATCCTTGAGGCGAGCGCATACAAGCATGTCCATTTCAACGGGTCAAAAACCTACAACTTGACGGCAGCACTTACCGCAGGGTATCCGACCGCTATCAAACTGCACGGCAACGGTGCAACTATCAAGTGCGCCGTGAGTGATGCAACCTCCCTTACTGTTGGCGGATGGGCAGCAAGTTACACCGGGCAAAGCATCGCTATCACCAAAGGAAGTAGCACGTTCGCCATTCCAGGCGGGGTCACGCTCGCCGCTGGTGACATGATCCGATTGACCGCTGGCAGCGAATACGTGGCTGGATACAAGCGCGGAGTGCTGACCAACGTGATAGGGGTATCCGGCAGCACCGCTA